TATATTGATAACCCATTGCGCGGTTACTTGACGTCTTAAATTAAGTTTTCATCTTTGAATCTTATGATGATAAGACTCTTATTAATTTTTGATTAGAAATATAAATCATTATAGTTTCGATACCTAAGAGCCGGCGTACCTAATCAGTCTTAAACCTAAACATTGTGCGGTAGACATTTATTTTAGTCTTCCCGAGTTTAGATCGTTTAACCGCTGTAAGATCACCCCTTAGCTTCCGCGTTCGCGTACTGAGATTATTCGTCTCGATACCTACGCTATAACTATTATAGATCAGATTGGGCTTTAATCCCTCAGAGAGTTGCTAGCTCTGGATTGACCTTCTACAGGTCAGTCGCCAGGACACTAGTCTCACTCCTCTGTCTAATCAGATTAATAAATTTAATTTAGGCTCTTCTAACTTTTCTCCAAGAACGCCATCGAGATAACCACTCTCCTCCTCTGACAAAGTCAGTAGGACGAGGGGCATCTCTACGTATAGTAAGATCTGGTGCTAAACCCAAACCATCTATATCTTCTTCAAGCTGATCCAGCTTGTCGATTAAGGCGGTTAAGCGATCTAATGAAAGATCGCTCTCGAGGAAATCAGTTAAATCTGATTCAAGCCCACGAAGAACACTATGTAGATCAAAGAAAGAGTCTCGATAGCAAAACTCAATCATACCTATCAAGGAACGAATTTGTTCCTGTGATAGGTTCTCAGGTGGGTGCATAACCCAGATTGCATCCGGATTAGCACGAACTGCCCGAGGAAATTTGGATCCCGAATACATAGGATCACCAACAAATAGGAATTTTGGCAATTGCCAAGGCTCGTATTTGCTGGTTCCATAGTGTGCTCGAGTTCGGTCCACCTCTACTAATTTAGTAAGGGCTTTAGCACGAGGAAGAAGATCTCCCACGCGTTGTTTTAAGGACGCGGCTAGATCTTTAACCCATTCATGATCTGGGTACTTATATTCTAGACCACCAGAGGCCATCCATTTAGGGATGTCCCCTCCGAAACCCGACCCTCCAGGTCCGTAATAAGAAACTACGTAACCTTGGAGACGTCGCGGTAATACTGACCATAGTTGGTTAATTCGAGATACTGATTTATATCCAAAACCGAGGACCATAAGGCCCTGAGATAAGGATAAAGAGTATTTACGAACTAATTCCAACCACGCTGGCAATGAACCAGCAGCAGCGAGGACCTCTAATAAAGCTAATGGTCCTACTGAGTTTCCTCCGTAGTAGACTCTCTTAGCAAATTCAAGTACTCCCCGTCCTGAAGAATCATGGACCGATTTAGAGAGTTGGATTCCAACCCCCAAACCAGCCATTATTTTCAGGTAGGTATCGGCTACAAGCCGGTCAGCTATAACTATGTCATCTCCTAAGAGAGCATAGTCTTGAAACCAATTATCGCCTGCTACTCTTCCTGACAATGCGGCTGCCATCTGCACTATAGCATGATGGGTAATAGCAAGCATTGCCCAGGACGTTAAGGCCCCCATTGGTTGCCCGACTGCATAGCGTATAAATATGTCTCCCTCATGACCCCCTTTCAGGGCTCTACGAGGAAGAGCATACGCTCGTCCCACCATTAGGCTCATCCATAGGTTAGCTCCATGAGCGGTAATCAACCGACTCAGGAGAGTTCCTTGAATGAGAATTGGTAAACGATCCGTAGCAGAAGATAGGTCTAATGACCAAAATCTTCTGTGCCCTTTAGACTGTAAAAGTTTAATAGGAGCAAGTTGATCGAATGTTCCATCTTGAGGAATTCCTCGAAGAATATCGAACAGGTAATCATGCAATGGCTTCATTGCCCATTGCGTGAAACAGTCAACCATCGCAAACACACGGATTTTACCCGCAGGTTCATCTTTTAAACCTAATTTACCAATCAAGTCCGAACCGTTAAACTCCAGTGGAGCCTCTGAATGTATCAGGGTCGGAGCTACTTTACTAAAAGTCTCCATCCAATTGAGAAATCTAGTATTTCGCGTTAACATTAACCAATCTTTAAAGAATGGAAAGAGGTCTGACTGGGACCAGGCTATACTAGTTCGAATTATCCCGAGAGGGGATGTCGATAAGTATAAATCAGCCACAGGTGTAGTACGAGGGATGAGAAAAGGTGACACACGAAATCTGGCTAGAAGGGATAAGGGTGATTTTAGATCATCCTCATCTATCGCTTGTAATTTAACAAGTTTTCGCCAGAACTGACTCGAAAAAAGAGACCAGTCTGGTAAGAATCTCGAAAGGTCCTTACCAGGATCGGTGATAGAACTAAAAGATAATTTACCTGGAAATTCAATAACTCTATAAATAGAGAAAAGAGTAAACCAGTATCTCATTATCATAGGGTCGCCCTTTGCTATTCTTACTCTGTGTAACACAGGTATAATAGTCGGCAATCCTAATTGTCCTCGTCTAATTCTCGGATGAGAAGGAAACGATTTTAGATCTCTTGCAATTGATTGTGCGAGAGAGGTGTTCAAGACTTTCAGGGTTATTACTAACCCCTTAAGACCTTGCTTTCTAGCACGGTGAGAGCACCAAGACGCGAAACAAATAGCAGGTTTTACAAAACCAAGACGCATATATCCTAACCGACCTCTTAACTGAGAAATCAGAAAAGTAAGAATCGGCCGACCTTGATTTCTCAAGATCATGGCACCTACTCGCGATAATATATCTTCAAGTTGCGAAGCAATAAATAATTTTATTGTCACGTGCTTAAGTTTTTATTTATCATCTGTAGACATCGGTTTCCGCTTGCGCGGGCCGCAGCCACCTTATTCAAGGAGACGGATGTTTCGTCTGAGGCTTCAAACTAGCTATCCAACAATATGTACCAATCAGGTACTAATATATAATTGATCTATTACAACCAACTCATATCAGCCCTTAACTGGTAGAGACCCCACCTTGGGGATCCTATGTTAAGAGCAACCCTCCACTTAAGGAGAACCACTAATAATTAGTAATCCTGTATAGGTATTTCGGAATCGGAATACCGACCCTATCTCTCGCTACATACCGAGGAACTAAAAAGACCTCACGTATTGTCACGAGGACATCGACATGATAGTCCAATGGAGGTAGGGTGTGAGCCTTTCCACTGGTTGCTCGCAACGAGCCACTATGAGAGGTTGATATCAATGATTCAATACGGAATAATTACCGTAGGAGAACCTAGATCCGCGATGCCTATTAGAGGCTACGCTTCTTTTGGTCCTTTCTAAGGATTTTAAGAAGTTCGGGTATCA